AGAAGTCAGGAATGGCATAAAGAAGTTGAAGAACACGGATATTTGATTGAAATTTATAAAGATAATTTAAAATCAAAAGAAACTTATGAATTAGAAAAGAAACTTATATCTTTTTATGGTCGTAAAGATTTAGGTCTTGGCACTCTTGTTAATATGACGGATGGTGGTAAAGGTAAAAATAATCATATTATGTCTGATGAACAGATTCAAAAAATGAGAGAAAGAATGTTAAAAAATAATCCTTTTAAAGGTAAAAAACATTCAGAAGAAACTAAAAAAATATTAAGTGAAAAAAAGAAAGGTAAATCATCGTGGAATAAAGGTAAAACTATGAATTATAAAAATGGTAGTGCAAAATTAAGTGATAATGATGTTAGATATATTAGAAAATATTTTAAAAAAGGTTCTAATCAATATAATTCAAACACATTAGAATTGTCAAAAAAATTTAATGTTAGTCCTAATTCAATTAGAAATTGTGCTTTTGGTATTACTTATAAAAATGTTAAATAACTAATCCTCCAAATAACTTGTTATTGCTATTTGCAGGTTGTGTCCCATCAGATGCGCAGAACTCATATTCGGGGAATAATGACCTATTGAAATACAACCACTTATTCGCCCTTTGAGAGAAATATTCCATTTGATTTTTTGCATCACTTTTTAATTCTCTATAAACAGAAATGTCTGAATGACTTGAGTTTTCCGTATTCTCTTGTTGTAATCCCCTGTTTGTAAATTTGCTTAACATACTGGTTGCAGCATGATAAAGGGTTGCATATATCACAACATCTGTCAAATAGTCATCAACCAACTTCTTATAGTTTCCAGTTAGTGATGAGGCTGTAATATCATTATAAATCTTTTCAACCAACTTATCACCACAAATGGTGGTCATCTCCACCTTCTGTGCCAATATGATTGCCGGTTTTAAATTTGCACTTAATAGATTTTTATCTAATGTTGTTCGGTCTAATACCAATTGCTCTGTTACAATGAATACCATTATAATTCAAATTGTTTAAAATTGTTTATAATCTCCACAGGTTGATTGTACTTAAATGATAATATCACATTTAAACTTTCGTTAAGGTCATCCAATTTTGGCTTTAAAATATACTCCAACCAATGATTAGTGGCAATTCTTAATTCCTCAGCATTCTGACTAAATGGATTCGAACTAAATGAATGAATACCCAATATCAAAGGGGATGATATTTGCCAAGAAGTAAGAACCGATTGTGAAGCATAACTCAATACATCAATATAATAAGAATCACCCACCGTTGAATTAATCGGGGTAATCTGTGCCGCTTCTTCAGGAGATGCAGCAAAACCTAACATTAACTTCTGACCATCCTTACCTGAATATGCTGCAACCAATTCTTTCTTTACCCTATCCCTTTCATTTTCTGTTGGATTGCCAAATAATTGAACGAATAAGTTTGGTGTTAAATTACTATTGATGGCTGATTTATGCCAGTCGAATATCTCCCCTTCCAAAACAATTGCAGGAATACCACTCTGATAAGGCACAACGGGATAAACCGTATTAACTGAAGGGACATACCTTTTATAATAATAAAGCTGTCTCTGCTCCTTATTTTCACTATCTACACCACCATAAGTGATGATGGGTTCTTTTCTCCAATTTGACCAGTCATTACAATAATAATAATTATCAGATTGACTTGCATCAACATCAAGATGACCCACCCTAACATTTTGAAATGGTAGATGATATAAAGATGCAATGGCTGTTCTTTCCCTATTCCATATTACCTCAAGAGCATATCCACCAAATAGATAAAAATCATATAATAATTTGTGATATAATTGAGATATTGTTTCAGTTTTATTTATTAACACATTACCAAGACCTTCAATATCAACACCCTTACCATAACACATAGTAACAGTTGAATCGGCAGCAACAGAATGAATGGGGGAATTCTCCTTTAATTCAAGCAAATATTGTGGATATAAATTATCCTCACCCCACCATATATAATCATATCTTTTATTCTTAACCTCTCTGTTAGGTTTTATTTCAATACTATTGATATTAAATGCTTCAAAGTTCATATTCTATTATATTGCTGAAAAGTTTCCAATCTCGGTAAGAACCATACCTCCGTTTATTACATACCCGTGATATAAATTCCATGCATTATTTGCTGGATTTGGTAAATTACCACCAACGGAATATACATCACCACCTGATGATAAAGTTATTGCATTGACAGCATAATTTCCATTTGAATATACCCAAAATAAATATGTTGCCCCTTCTCTTTCATTCGATAAGGTTACGGATACATTACTCGTTAATTCAAACTTATACCAATGTCCTTGTGATAAATCAACACTTATCGAACCTGATACCTGACCTGCATCAATCACAGGTTCAGCCATAAAATCTTCAACCCTTATCTTTTTTGTTGCACCACCATCAACAATCGCAATAACATCATCTTGTGTCCTTGCCGTTAATTGTGTTAATTCTGAAATTTTTTTATCTGCCATTATTCTTGTGTTAATAATTCATTATTTTCTGTTAATATGTGAGAGCCATTTTCTTGAAGAATATGGTTTGTTTGAACCTTTGAAGGATTATATACCACATAATCTCCACCCTTATCATAATAAATATCATCAAATGCTTGATACACATAAGCTAATCCATTTTCTAATATTTCTGTAGTGTATTGTGTATTTAAATTGACTGGGTTAACCTGTTCCCTTATAGTATATCTAAACTCACCAATCTCATCGATATTAACCGTAGGGGTCTGCAAATGAGTTGTGGTTAAACTTTTATTTTGAGGGGCACTACTAAACCCATAATATTCCCAAGGCTTTAAAGTGTTAATATCAGACATCGAATTAATGTAATAAGTTCCAGTATAGGTATTCCCTGAATTAGTTTGAGCCGATACTTCCAATTTCCCATTTTTATCATAAAGTCCATTAACGGTTGATATAACTCCATTTAAATTCCATACATTACCAAGTGGTGTAATAGACCCCACACTAGCTTGCACATTGCTTAATGAAGTTCCATTTAAAGTTATTGTGCCACCTGTTATCTGTTCATTTGCATTATCAAAATCAACCATAAAAATAATAAGTCCAAATATATTTGGTACTGATGATTGCATTTGCAAATAAGTTAAACCTGTACCAGAATATCTTGAATCATTATAAATAATTGCTGGTGGGGTTTGCCAATACCAAGCATTTGTTCCACCAGTCAAATTAACTCCTGATTCACCAATATTAAATTGAAATAAATCATATCTTTGGTTATAAGGAGTTCCGCTTTGAGGGGTTATATTTTGAGGTATAAACGACCATTTCTTCCCCGTCTGTTGATGAGTAAGGGACATAAGATATGTTGGATTAGACAAGGTCTTATGAACCGATACAGAGGTGTAAATTACGTTTGTGCTATTTGCTGATAGGTATAACATCATCTATAAATATTTAGGGTATATAGACACAATTTTGAAAGGTTAATGAGTATGTCTCAAAACCATTAACTACAACTAAATCAGTACCTTCTTTAGGATATAATGAACCATTAACAGTTTCACCATCTTGTAAATATAAACTAAATAATGACGTTCCTGAAGGAACATAACCACATTCTATATTTGTATTTTCATCTACAAATACAAGTTGTCTAAAATTACCTCCTGATGTTTTTGCAATAAAAATATTTCTATTATATCCATCACTTTCTCTAATAAAACTTCTATACCAAAATGTAGTATTACCAGTACACAGAATTTGATTTGTAAACATTGCATCATCATCTAATTTGGTATATACACCAGAGAATATAGGAGCATCAGGAAAATCCAATACAAATTGACAAGGATTATCACATAACAAGGGAGCATTTTGATATTCTATGATTATATTAAATCCTGATGTTGCCCCATTATTAAGTCCGCATAAAGGATATACCTTATTGTTAACAACATTTTGTGATTGAAAAATATTAAAATCTTCATTAACAGTATCACCTGTGGTTAATTGCAACCCTGCTTGAGGAGTTATACCTGAAAATATTTCCCATTGATTTGTTGCCACATAATAAATTAAATAAAAATCCAAATTATCTCGTTTCCAATAAGTCGCATTTTCACCTGATGGTAATGAACCAGATTGAATAACCAATGTATCATCATACCATAAACTACCATCTCCTAAAACCCATTGACCATTAAGAAATGGATATTGCAGATTTGATAAATTAAAAGTGAATTTATTATATGGGGGGATTTCACCAGCAAATATACCTGGCACCTTTTTATCATCATAATAAAATTGTGTCTTTCCCCTTTCTCTAACCTTTAAAGATGAATATTTTATATCTCCCATTTTGTATGCAAATTATGTGTTCTGTTAATTAAATCGTTTAAATCATTATCGATTTCGGCTTTGAACCAATGGGTCTTTATAAAATCAACAACTCCATTATCACCAAAATATAAAACAAGCATTCCGATAAGGTCTGTTTCCAAGTCAAAGATGGATTGTTTGATTTTATATCCTTTGTATATCCTTCCATCAATCTCATAATTCTTATCACTTTCCAACATTTTATAAATTGTATCCGTATTTATTGACCGTTCCCCTTCCTTTAGATGTAAAATAATTATTAACATCATAGAATTGAAATAGGTTTAAATCGGTTTTATTTACATCAATCCAAGTATCAATACAAGGGGCTCCGTGTTTTTTGAATGGTCTGAACTCTTTATACTTTTCAACATTCACAATTAAAAATCTTGGATGACAATATAAATAACCTACAGGTCTATTTATACCATTTGCATCAACAATCTCTCTACCACCAATAAAATAACCCTCAATCTCCAAATGATATGGGTAGTTTAATACCTCAGCATCACTATCCAAAAACATTATCCACTCCTTGTCTGTATTGTTAAGACAATAATCCATTCCAGGCCCGTGATGAATGTTATACCCCATTCTCTCCAATTTAAAATTGTATTTGTCTTTTATATCATTCAAATAACAATTTTCCTCAACAAACTTTGGTGTTGAACCATCAATTATTCGTATATCAATATTCTTATTGACATTGCGAACGGATGATACCAACCTCTCAATATATTCAGGAGTTTGGTAATTGACCGAGCATATTTCAATATTTAAATCTTTAACTTCCAACATAATTTTCAGTTGTGCCAGATGGTGATGGGGGTGGTAAAACCTCAATCCACTCCCCATTTATATAATAATATTCTAGTTGTTTCCAATCTTCTGGTAGATTTTCCACTTGCAGAATATTCCATTCATCTCGGTCAGGGGTCTCAACATACCAAGTAATTCCATCTTGGTTTATTATCTTGATTACATTAAGTAATCCATCTTTTTCCACACGGGTAATGACACCTGCGTCATATACCAAATCAAAGGGGTTTAATACTATGTCTATCATATCTTATTATGTTATGTTATATCTTATTCCAGTTATTCTAAAATCAAGTGATGCTGGTCTTGCTTGTGTTGTATATGTTAAACCATTATCTGATGATACAAACAACGGCATATTAGATGAAAATATAATTAAATCTTCGGTTTCGTTATATGTTGAACCAATAGCATTATCAGTCAGACCAGTTGGAGTTGTGACTTCATTAAATGTTATTCCATCGTCTGAATAACCCCATCCACCACTTGCATTACCTGCTGTAATTCTACGACCAGTTGATGTTATTACTGAACCAAATGTAACAAAACCAGATGGATAAAGTGTATTATATGTTCCCGCCGACCAAGTTAAACCAGCGTCATCTGAATATTCTATTGTTTGATTAAGTGTATCAATTAAACTAATTCTTCCTTCATAAGCAAATACACCCGAATATCTCGTTATACCTGCTGAATAAATTAAAGACCAAGTTGCACCATCACTTGATTTATAGACATTACCAGCTGAATTAGTAAGAAAAAATGCATTATTTACATCATCCCATGCAAAAGTTTGAGTTCCAATATCACCCCAAGGCGCACCAGTATTAGTCCAAGTTATACCATCAGAAGACATCACAAATCCTGGATTTCTCTCACCTGGTGCTGCAAATTTTTGTAATTCTGGTATCCATAACATTTTAGTTGTCCTTATACTCGCTGGATATGTGCTTGCAGTCCAAGTTATATTATCATAAGAATAAAATGCTCTATCTTCCGCACTAATAACATATAGGTCTAACGGTGGTGAATAAACAACACTACCAATAACTGGACTATTGGTTGTTGCTGGAAGGGTAGTTGATGAATATGTAATCATATCATCTGTGTAATATAAATTAGTTCCCCCGACTTGTTGTAAAAACATTCTATATGTCGTTGGTACAATAACCTCAAAGGTCGTAGAAGACCCAGTAACAGGATTACTTGATGGGTCAAGACCAGTAACCGTTAAATTAACTAAAGTCGTTCCAGTTTTCCTAAATTCACCTACAGGGGTTGTTTGACCTGTATATGATGTAATACTATTACCTGAATAATCATAGAAGTCAGATATAGTCCATATATAAGTAGGTGATGAAATATTTGTTGAACCAGTTAATGAAATAAAGTTATATTTGGTTGTACCAGTTGGATCAATACTAACAGATGCAATAAATGTAGGTGATGAACTTGGACTAGGTGTTGGAGTTATAGATGGTGTAGGAGTAATAGATGAACTTGGTGTAGGGGTAATAGTAGATGTAGGTGTAATAGTAGGTGTTGGTGTTGCAACAGGATTTGGCACATTTAAAGGACAACTTTTACTTGCAGATGGAATGAAAATTGAATAATCTCCATATGGATAATCACTTACATAATCATAAGGTATTGTCACACCAGTTATATTGATGGTGCCACCTGTATCGGGAGTAAATGTTATATTTACAACCTCTCCGTTAAAATTATCACTTTTAATTCTTGTAATCATATCTTAATTAGTTTTCAGTTGTTCCAGTTGGTGATGGGGGTTCTGGTGTTCCACATTTAACCCAACCATCAGGTAATGATGTTATTTTTTGTTCCCATTCTTCTTCTGTAAAACAATTTCTAATTTCATCTCTACATATCACAAACCAATTTCTCGTTGTTTCATTTGGACTATAATCATCTTGAAGACAAAATGGAATTGCCCAAGTTTTAGTTACACCACTAGGCCAACCTTTACAAAGATTTACTTTATCCACCAATTCATTTGCTTCGTTTTCTGTATCGTATTTAAACCAAGCAATATCTTCTAATTTTGTATTCATATCTTAATTTCCTTTATCTACTAATGGTATTGAATATGGAACACCCATTTCAGCATAATTAGCTAAATCCCATTTATGATAGAAATATCTGTTTATTTGTAATCGTTGTTCTTCCGTTAATAATTCATCAAATATAACAACCTCCCATATCTCACCATCTAATCCATAATACACCTCACAAGGTTCAGTATTATCGGGGTTCGTATTGGCAACTTTTGTATTAAATTGATTATATGAACCAGTATATCCTGTAAAGTTATATTCAAGATTTGCAGACACACCACTTGTATTACCACTTAAAGTATCATACCATACAGCAGTATCTGTTCCATCAAACGCTAGATGCATAAACTCAACTTGATTATATGCTCCAACCTCACTACCTGGAAGTCCATAATTTGTTTGATATAAAGTAACATAATTACTCGCCGGAACCGATGCGTATATTTGAATGCCTGGACTATTATCACTTCTTCTACGACCAAGCCCAAATCTTTCAGTTCCATTTCTACGACCAACAAGAGGTAATACAGATGAACCAGTTTGCGTTTCTATTCTATGTATCGTATACATTTCTTTGGTATAACCCGTCCAATTTGCATTTGATATATAAGATATTCTATTTATGTCTGATTTACCCACATTTCTTGTGGATGCGGTATAATAACCTGATGGTTCATATACCCATTGTTGAGCAGCAACTGAATTGGTAAATCCAGTCATATAATTATTTGCTGCCTTATTTTCAATTGTTGTGATATAATCTGTTCCACTATCATCTCTGGTTTGTATTGAACTACTATCACTTAAATCTAACCATACCTCATTTGATGAAAATAATGATGGTGTAAATTCAATTATCTCAAATGATGTTGATGAACCAGTTCCTTCTGTACCAGTAACAAATAATTCAACATTTGAACTACCCGTTGAGGTGAAATAACCCTCTGTAAGAGGATTTCCAGTATAACTTGATATGGTATTACCACTTGTATCAGTAAAGCCTGTTAGAGACCAAATATAAGTTGGTGAGCTAATATTAGTTGAACCAGTTAAGATTACATTTTCATATTGTGTAGAACCAGTTGGTGCAATACTAACAGATGCAATAAATGTAGGTGATGAACTTGGTGTAGGTGTTGGAGTTAATGTTGGAGTGATACTTGGTGTTGGAGTGATAGATGAAGTAGGGGTCACCGTAACGGTAGCTGTTGGTGTTGGAGTAACCCCCGTGATAAACTCATAAGTAAAATCACAATCAAGTGATACTGCCTTCTTAATACCGGCTCGCCAAGGGTAATAAATCAATAAATTTCTACCTGAATTGTTATAGGCTAAATCCCCATAGGGTTTTGGTTTAAAATCATCATCAATATAAGGCATAGAATATTTTAATTTGGCTTAAAAATGGGGGGTTATTACACCCCCCACTATTATTATAAGAGATTTTTACTCTCTATCAACAGTTATATTTGAACCACTTAAAAATGCGGACAATGTTGTTGCCACATCCATTTCAGGTATTGAGCGAACCTCATCACCTGTTAATGTAAGTGTATATAGTTGTGAATCCCCTGGTACTGAACCTGATGCGACAGTCGCAGCAGATGCATATAAACCACTTGGGGAACACAAGAACCAATTACCAGATTTCAACTTCACTACAAAGATTGAACCTGTTGATTTTACCAATTCTTGATAAAGTAATGTATATTCTTGATTCCAACCAGGTATTGTAAAAGTTAATGTTGGAACGAATGTGAAAGATAAACTTTCAGTGTTCACGTTAACTTCTTCACTCATAGCAGCAGTACTATTTCTTACCAAATCAATTTTCTTAAACTCACCAGAAGTTGAACCAGTAAACGAAGTTACTTTTTCACTTGATGTGTCATAAGTTATGCCAGCAAGAGAAATAGATGAGCCAGTAGTGGTTAATACCCATAAGGAATCAATACCAGGAATGTTGTTAATACAATCATTCAAGGTAAGTCCTGAAGTAATTACACAATTTGCCATTTTCTATTTGTTTTAATTTTAATTTATCTTGCTTACACAATTCTTACTACTAATTCGGGGAAAAATACAGTTCCACCAACTCTCCATTGCATAGAAATTCTATACTGCTTGTTGTCTTGTGAATACCAAGCTTCAGCGTTTGCTGAATCCTCTAACAAGTCAGTACCTAAAGCCAAGTTTTGACCATAAGTTAATAATGCTCTACCTGTTCCGATTTCAGTTGATACAGCCATTACATTTGTTGCAGGAATTGTAATTGCTCCTGGCATTTGTGTTTGACCTTCTACTGTATAAGCGAAGAAGTTAGCATTTCTTAAAGCTAAAATTAATGATTGATAATCACCTCTGTTTAAGAATAATACCGTAGGGGTAAATCTTAATGCGTCAGGTAAGTTCTGAATGTAAGTATCAGCAACTTCCAATGCATTTGCTGGTGTCATCGCTGAATAAGTTACATTCACAGTTGAACCAGTAACTCCCGATGCATCAATCTGAGCCAAAATACCATTAGTACAATCACCAGATGCTGTTTGAGAACCCCAAAATTGTCTTTCTGTATATACAGCAGCTTTTGCAACCATATCTTCAATAAATCTTTCTTCAGCTCCTGATGTTTGGTTATAAGAACCAGGTTGAAGACGAAGACCCATAATTGTTGAAGCCAATTTTTCAGGACAATATCCCTTGTTGATGTGATAATCACAAACTCTTAATTCTTTCTCAGCCATAGTAATATCACCAAAAGTAGTATTACAATGTCCAGTACCTGCAATAGAGTCAATTGCACCTGTGTCAAATGTTGGAACATATTCGGCATTTTTGATGTTAGGGAAAATACTAACAACCTCAGCCAAGTTTGAACCAATTACAATCTTTGACAATAATTCTGTGGTATTTGCATTTACATAATCAGACATACCTGAAATGTCAAAAGCAAATTTTTCTTTAGTTAACCTTGCCATTTTATTTAATTATTTATTTTTCATTTTATTAATGAGTTCCAACCTCATCTCAGCAAATGTTTGCTTTAACTTGGTTTCTTCTTTTAATGGTTTATACTCAGCTGATTGTTTGAACTCGTTATAATCAGCTTCCAATGTGGAAAATCTATTTTCCATTTCTTTTGAATGACTTTCAAAAGCCATCAATAGATCGTGAATTGCAGTTTTTAATTCATCGATTTTTAATATGTCTTCAGATGCTTCAACTTCTTCTTCAGCTTCTCCTTCAACAACAACTTCTTCCTCACCTTCTTCACGGACTTCAACCAATACTGATTCTTCATCAAGTACAATTTCTCTTCCGTCTTCTAATGTATGGGAACCAGCTGGTGCCAATTCAAAACCTTCTTCAGTTTCAACATAAATTGTATCACCGATTGTTAATTCTGATTCTACCTGATTGGTGATGAATACCTCACCACCCTCAAGGGCGATTCTTTCAAACTTAACATCAGTTGTTTCTAATTCTTCACTGAACTCATATCCAACCAATTTTGCAATTTTTCCTAATACTTCTCTGTATTGCATTTTATATTTGTTATAATTGTGTTTATGATATGCCTTATCTTATCAAATAAATATATTGATAAAATAAGTGAATATCTTTATTTATTTTTGCCGAACTCTTCTTCCAAGATTTTATATATTTCTTTTACATAAAACTCAGCCTGATTTTCATTCAACTCTTTTAATCCAATGGGTCTTGATAAAAATGCTCCTTCCAATGAAATACCAAATGTCTTTCCATTTAATACATATTCTTCAAATTGTTTTTTATCATCCCATTTTAATGTAACCATCCAAGTCCCCTTATTGACCTTAAAGCCCATCTTATTTGCCTTATCATTTTCGGGGTCATCAACAAGCCAACTTTCAACAACATATCCTCCTTCCAACTTTAAACCAGAATGCTCATAGTTGAATGACTTATGTCTGTCTTGCTTGAAAAACTTTTGGGACATATTTCTAACACTCTCCTCTGAAAAGAATACATAATATATCTGACCTAATTCATCTCGTCTTGCAATATAATGATTGGGCTGCATAACAACCGTTGTAATTTCGTATTTAAGGTCATCTCTAAAGGTCATCTGACCCAATAGTCCAATCCTTGATAAAAAGTCCGTTAAATCAAATTTAACACCCTCTTCGGTGAAGTTTCTTATTGCTTCCTCTGCAACATTCTTTCTTTCTTCCATATCTTCAACCTGAAGGATTAAATCAATAACCCCCTCAATCATTTCCCTATCATCATTATCATAATCTTCTGATGCATTAACCGGAATGCAATTGGGGACTTCCCTACCATCTTTAATTTTTGTTCCATAAGCAATATATCCTTCTTGACAAGGATTATCATATATAAACTCATCTTCACTTAAGGGTAATACATTATCAGGATAATTTCTTCTTTGGGGGTAATATCTTTCATAACACTTCATTCTTGCTTCTTCCTCACCATAACCCTTATCGATTAATATTTGAACGCAAGAGAATTCTTCCTTCATTTCATTTCTAATCTGTTCCAACTTTCTTGAAGCCCATTCAATACCTTCCTCAC